TCTCTGCCGTCTCGCGGTTCGAGGCCAACCACGTGTTGATCTCCTTGTAGAGCTCCCGGCCAACCATCGACGCTTCGTCGACGATGAAGACGTTGTTGCCGGTCAGCGGGCGCCGCGTCTTGGTGAAGTACGGCTTCCCCGCCTCAGACGTGTCGACACGAGCGTACATGTGCTTGTGGATGGTCGCGGCAGGGAGATCGCCCGACTGCCCCAGGCGGCGCGCAGCTCGCCCTGTTGGCGCACCCAGCACAGGTTCCCACCCGTACCGGACTGCCTCTGCGATCAACGCACGCATCAGGAACGTCTTCCCTGACCCTGCGGGGCCGACCAAGCGAGTCTCTCGGCGGTCCTCAAGAGACTCCAGGCAACGGTTCAGCGCCAGTTCCTGGTCGGGGGACCGGACTGGAGGGGAACTGCTACGTTCCGACTCGAGATTCGGCACGCCCGCGTCGATGCACCTGTCGAGCACAACTACTCCCCGGACTGGGCGTCGATCCATGCAGCTGCGCGCTTGTCCCATCCCGCCGCTTCACGCTCGGCTGCCGAGACTTCAGCCAGGTGGTCGAGACGGTCGACGACGAGAGAGCACAGACCCCAACGCTCGTCGAGGAGCTCCTCGGGAGTCGCCGCTGCGACCTTGGGCGCGCCGAGACGCGAGATCGTCGTGCCCGCTCCCGACGCGACGAGTCCGACCTTGAACACGTGGTCATCGACCGTGAACAGGAAGCGAAGTTCGGAAGGCCGCTTGCCCCGCGAGAGGCCGTACTTTGCATCCTCGGACGTGCCGGGGTCCTCTCCCACGACGATCGTCTTCTCGCCCGTCCCGACGCGTTCGAGGGTGAGCCGGTCCTCCACGACGATCTCCTTCGCCTCCTGCATCCAGACCCACAGGAGATGGTCGTACCCAGCACCTTCGATGCCGTCGAAGCGGTCCAGGAACACGTCGAAGCACTCCGAGAAGTAGTTCGTCGCGAGCTCGATCTGGGACGCACTGGAGCTGAACACGTACAGCATCCGCGACTTCGGCACGTAGACCACGTCCACGAGGGTCACGGACGGCAGGGCGCGACGCTGGAGGTCCTCGAGCACAGCCTCCTTGATGTCCTTGCGGTCGCTGCGCGACAGCTTGGTCACCCCGAGAGTCTCCTTCCGCCGATTCTCGGCATCGGTGACTGCGATCTTCTTGTAGGTCGCGTTGATCGCGATCTTGTCTTCCCGCAGCGTGAACGCGTAGGCGCTCGGGTTCACGGACGCGAAGTCCGGACGTGTCGGATCACACGGATGGACCCAACCCCGACGAACCCCATCGCGTGGCGGCGTGTTGTCGACCCACGCGTAGGGTTCGTACGCGGAGTCGAACCCCTGGGTGTCCCCCAGGGCCTCCACAGCCACATCTGGCGCCCCGGCCCGTGGCTTCACTGCGAAGCGTACGACCGTCATGTTTCCCTTCGACAGACCCATGTTCCCTCCCCTGCCTGCGAGGTAGCCCGCGCTCTGCCACATGTCAACGCGGCAGGCGCAGCCGCAGCTTGATTGTCGTGTTCAGGCGCGCGAGTGCCGAATCGAGGGACCCAAACGACCCGGACAGCCCCGGGTCTGTAAGCGCCACCACGACTTGATTCCGCTCGCGCTCAACGACGCATTCCAACCCGGCAATCTCGACCAGGCTCAAACACCGGACACGCGCGAAGGCCTCAAGGAAGCTGACGACTGTAGCCCGCGCATGAGGCCACATGCGCAACTGCGCTCGGGGGTCGTGCACCTGGCGAGCCAGCATGGCACTGCTCGCGGCGGGATAAACGCCAGCGCCACGAGCAGCAGTCAACTCGGCCGAACCATCAGGGCGAAGATCGACGCGGGCATGCAGGAAGTAGGACACGAAGTAGGTCGGATTCGCAGCCCACGATGGAGGCACACCCTTGTTCGCAACCACATACTCGTAGTAGCGCAGCAGTGCCCGTTCGGAATCTGACAGCTCGAGGTCTTCAGCAGGCATGGGTCATCCGTACTCGCGTGCGAGGGAAATCAGGCGTTCACGGCGCTCGACGATGTACGCGAACACCACCGGCGCGCGTGTCGGAAGCTGGGCCAAGCCCGTCCCGATATCGTCTCGGGGCCAGCATACCACCGCCCCTGATTGAATCAGCCTCTCGAGGCGGCCGAAGATCCTCTCGAAGTCCGCGCGCAAGACGCCCAAGTCCTTGTCGCGGAAGAAGGCCGGCTCACTCATGTACGGTGCCCACTTGGTCGGGACACCGATAGCATTCGGTTCCGCACGGATGCAAGCTTGGCCTGCGGACCCCCGCTGGAGGCAATTGTCCCCGAAAACGAACCATGCTTCGGGCACTTCGCGACAAAGAGCAACGGACAGGTGGGGTATCGGCACGAAAGGCACAGAACCTCCTCAATAAAACACGGAGTCCCCGGGAGGGTAACCACCTCCCAGGGACGGAGTATCTAGGCTTCTAGTCCTAGAACACGAATCGAGCAGAACGGCGTTTAATCCAGCACGTTACGCCCTTGTGAGGCTCGACGCTCTACCACTGAGCTACAAGGGCGTAGAGTGCCCACGCACAGATTCGAACTGCGGACATCGAGTAGTGGCGTGCTGGAACTCGAGAGCTGCCTACGTGTTGCTTGAGGCTCGGAGGACTCGCTTGAACTTGAACAGGTCCGGATTGCTCCGCGCGTCTACCATTCCGCCACCCGCGCGTAGAGTGCGCAGGGCAGGATTCGAACCTGCATGACCTGGGGGTTCAGTCTGACCTTGAGCTTGAGCTTCCTCCTTCCGGTCTCCCGGAATCGTGTGGGGCTAGGCCCCGAACAGGTAGTTGAAGATGTCGTCGCCGATGCTCACGCTGACGACCGGACACGCGTTCGCACGAGCACGAGCAGCCTTGACCGCGGACCGCAGGCCTTCGATGCGCTCGAGCAACTCGGCCTTCCGCGGCACCGGGAAGGCACCGGAGAGGTAGGTCGTGTGCCAGTGCCCGGTGACGATGTCCTCGGTGATGAGCTGCGTCTGGGCCGGGATCGCGTGGCCATCCTTGATCACCGCGTCGTAGAGCACGATCGGGCGCTGGACCTTCTTCGTCTTGTGGGTCACCGCCGTCTCGGAGCGGTGCAGCTTGCTGTTGGGGTCGGCCTGCCAGGTGCGGGCCTCATCGAGCGTGGGCATCGACTCGATGAACGTGCGCAGGTCGTTGAGCTCCTTCTCGAGGAACATCAGGACCGTCACGGGCACGTCGGCGAGGAGAACCTTGCCGTCGACCACGACATCAGCCCGTGCGTTCTGGTTCGTACGCTCCTGGGTCGCTTCGATGTCGAAGAACTCGACCCGGAGCTTCCGCACCTGCTTGAGCACGTCACCCACGAGGAGCTGGACCTTCTTGTCCTCCGACGGGAAGGTCTCCCCATCGTCGTCCTTGGGCTGGAACGCACGCGTCATGCCGCCGTACAGGTCGGACTTCTGCGCCTGCTTGAACAGATCGGTGAGGGCCGCGTAAGCCCTCGTCTTCACACCCTTACGCACTGCGACGACTTCGTGCAGCGCGGTGGCCTTCAGCATCTTCGACCTCTCGTCTGTGCCACATGTCTAAGCGACGCCTACGCGAGTGTCAAGTGTCACAGCTATTGTCGCGCTTGATCACCTTCGATGCCGTCGAAGCGGTCCAGGAACACGTCGAGGAGCGCGACACGGGCCTGCCTACGCAGCACAGCTTCATCTTCTGCTACCTGCGTCAGCGCTGCGATGCGATCATCGCGCAGCGCGAGCATCTGCGCACAGTCTGCGACGAGCGTGTCCGCCGGAAGCGCAGCCAGACGTGCACGCCACGTAGCTTCGTCACTCATGGGCACCCTCCGTGTCGGGCACAGGCGGGCCAACCTTGGCTTCCTTGCCCTTGAACTTCCGGATCAGCGCCAAGAGAACTTCCACCGGCGCAGACCTCCGCCAGGCAATCCGTTTGGCTTCCTCGAGGAACGTCCGACTCTGCGTCGGCATCGACTTCTTCGTCGGAGGGAAGTTCTCGGGAACCCACAGGTTGTCGGCGTCGTACTCGCGCGTCCCGCCGTCTGCGAAGACCACTACGACCCGAGTGCTCCATGGACCAACCACGCACTCACGTACCGTGCCCAGATCGTATGCCGGACCCGGCTCCGTGTAGTCACAGTACGGCTCCGGGTAGTGTTCTGTACGCCAGTAAGCTGTGCCGTTGATCTGGAGCCAGGGGTGGTACACAGGCAGGCCGGCCCACGGAAGCTCGACCGAGCAGAGGGGAACCAACCCAAACTGGTGCGGTTCAAGCGTCATGGAAGCATGCCCGGAGCAAGACGCTCAGCGTCGGTGAAGGTATCGAGATGCCAGCGCCCGCCGCCTCCACGCTCTCCCTTGAACCCCAAGAGGTACGCGCGGCCATTGAGCTCGATGACGTAGCGCCTCGGCATGCCCTCAGCCGGCCGAGTCAAGGGGCTTCGCCCGGAGCCGGGTGGCGGACGCACGACCCAGTATTCCGTAATCTCGAATAGCAATCGACACAGTTGCGCGTACCGCTGGCAGCGACGGACTCGCTTTCGCACTACGCCAAGCACCGCGTTGGCCTCGCGCGAGCCGTAGCGTGACGAACAACTCAGGTCGTACCCGCCGTCAGGATTCGCCCGGAATGCCGCATCTGGGTTGTCGCTGTGATGTACAGGACCGCTCGCAGAGAGCAATGCTTGTGCATCTACGCACCATGTACGCACCTCGCGCAGGTGCTCAAGATGCGCGGCGTACGCGCGTACTTCCCAGTAGCTCGGATCAGTTTGCCGGTTCGTTCGCCACCGGATGAAGCCGCGCTCGAGCAACGGGATGTGCGTAGTCGCTGTCATCCCTGAGATGCCTGGACGCTGGCGCACAGGTCAGTCGAGGGAGAGGACACCCGTCACCCCCAGCTCGTGCGTGCGAGCCCGCTTGAGTTCGAAGCGCCACACCGCCGCGATGGCGTACGCGTCGACGAGGCGACTCCCGTCTTCGAGCCGCGTGTTGTCGTTGGCGTCGATGGTTGCGAGCTCCGGCACGACGGTACCCCAGTCCGTCGACGCCGCGACGTACCACCGCCCCAACCAGATGCGCGCCGGGGAGATCACCCGCTCCTGTTCCTGCGCGACACGTCGCTCTGGGAGGAAGCGCACGTTGAACGGGTAGCCTTGCGAAGGCGGCGCCTCCCCGAAAGGGTAGCGTGACAGGGCGATCACCGTGTCGTCGTCCGTGCCGAGCAGGACCGCCGCGCGGTACCGGCACTCGGCCCACTGCGCATCCAGGTTGAGCGCGCGCGCCTGGATGAGCTCGATCAGCCCACTCGTCGGGAAGTAGACAACTGTGGGGCTACGGAGCCGCAGGTCGGGCGTTGAGACCATCCACACTCGGCCTGGCGGTGGAGCCGCCGCCCCCACCCCGAACTTCGGGCAGAGGACGACAAGTTGCCCCGTCGACGAGAGCCGCGCAGGACCCGTCCACTCGCGAACGAGGTCCGGTGTTGCGGGCATCTCCAGGTGAGGCAAATGGGGCAACGCGCTCATGTGGTCTGTCCTGCGTACGCCTGAGCTTCGGCCTCATTCGCGTAAGGACCCTCGGGGCCGTCGTCTCGCATCACCCACCACCCTGGTGGGAGCACGAAACGTCCACCCTCAAGCGCCCGTGCGTAGGTCTCCTCGGTCATCTCGAAGAGGTTGGCCTCCGACGATTGCGGGACCCGAGATGCCAGGATGCTGTCGCAGAATGCACGGAGTGCGGTGCACTCTGCGTCGAACTCCTGCAGTGCTTCCACGTAGGCAGTGTGGCAACGCACCAGGTCTGCTGCGACTTCGGCCAGGTTCTCGGCAGTCACGAGTCCCGTTCCGTTCTGGATGATGGCCCGCGCCGTTTGGGCGTAGTGCTCAAACGCGATCGTGACTACACGCTCGGCTGCCTGGTGGTCTTCGAACCGTCGAGCGCATGCCCGCTCCAGCCGGGACTCAGAGAACAGCATGCGCCACCAGCAGGTCTGCGTTCTCCATCTTCCCCGAGGCACGGTAGGCTACGGCCAGACGGGTGCCCGTGAAGGCCGACTGGAATCGGCCCAGGCCGACACGCTCGACCCCCAGCCCACGCGTTGCGTTGCTGGGCAGCCACCGGGCATCGAACGGGTACGCGCCACGACTGTCGTCGACGAGCCAGTACAGCGAATGGTCCCAGTCCGCGAGCTCGGGCACAGCCCCGTCGTGGACATGCGTCGTCGGGACGAACAGACCCCACGGAAGCTCGACCGGGTGCGTGTACCCGAGGGGGTGCGCAACAGTCTTCCCGGCGCGAAGCTTCGCGACCAGGATGGTCCACTGCGGGTAGACCTCGATGAGCAACCCGAGGACAGCTGCGTCCACAGCGAAGCCTTCTTCGAAGTGGACACGGCCAGCCGCCAGGTCTTCGACCGACGCCAAGGAAACATCGTAGCTCCCCACGCGCTGGACCAGCACCGGCCGCGAAATGCTCTTCGTCATCGACCGCATGCGTACGCGCGTCGCTTCTCGCAGGTCCGCGAAGAAGGATGGAGCAGCCGACATGTCCACGAGGTCGACCAAGCCCGGGTCAGACACAGGGATCGGCAGCAGCATCGCGTTGGCCGTTGCCGTCTCCACAGTCGCCTGGTACGCGACGAACTGCCTCAGCGCTGTGCCGCTAACCAGCCCAAACGCGATGGACGTGGCCGAGACGCGCTGGACCGAACTCGCGAAGATGCACATGAACTCACCTCGTGCCGAGCGTAGTTCATTCCGTGCCAGATGTCAAACCAGGTCAGCTACTTGAGTTGCCGCACAATCGGCCCGCTCGCGTAGAAGTAGTCGCCTACCTTGTTGTCGAAGTAGGCGTCCCACGCGGCTTGCTCGGTCGGGTACACCTTGTCTACGACGTGCATCTTGAGATGGTCGATGCGCTGTGCCCGTGCGGACTTCGCCGGAACGAACGGGGCATAGACCATGAGGATCCACTTCTCAGTCGTGTTCCGTCGAGCTCGATGGCGACGCCGCGGGTTCTCGTACGCGCGCAGCGTCGCGTGCCCTGAGCAGAAGGGACGGTGCGCGCCGAACTCCTCGTCCCACACGGAATGCGTGGCCTTGTTGCCACAGTCGTCACAGGTCTTGCCCCGGAGGGAGGGAGCCTTCGACGCAACGTACTTCGGCGCGGGACGTTCAGCCGCGACGCGTGGGGCAGGGGCCGAAGCGGGCTTCCCGGACAGAGCCCGCTTCTCTGCGTCGTACTTGGCCTTGACCTTGGCGTCTGACGACCACGCAGCCCCGTACTGCGCCCTGTACTTCGCGCGCAGCTCGGTCACGGAAGCCGACGCCATGTTCGGCCGCGCGACCCGCTTGCGGTCTCGCGAGGAGATCGGGCGCTTCCCCTTTGGCTTCCGCGCCGGGTAGATCCGCGAGCGCTCGAGTGCTTCCCGCAGGTGCTTCTTCGCCTTGCCCTTCGGTCGTGCCATGGGATCAACCTCACGCCCCTACGCTAGCTGAACACCGCGAGCGTGGGGAGAGGCCACGGGAGAACGGAATGCTACAGGCCCTCGGTACTCTAGCTTTGGTCCTGCATCAGCCCTCGGAGATATTCCAGGGCGGAAGCCAACTCCGAAGCAGGTACGGAAATACATTATTTCCGTACCTAAGAAAAGATGGCGTTTAACCTTGGTATTTTGCAAAGCCTTGTCGAAGCACTTCGCGCGCACGCGCGAAGTGAACCGTACCGATGGCGGTCAGGGTCTCGGGCTCCGCTCGATCAACTCTGTTGATCGAGCGGCGGCAGCTGCTGATGGCCTCGGCTAGCACGGCACGGCCAGCGTCGGTGATCAGCAGTCGCCCACCGATCTCAACCCCGATCCACCCGCGCCGCTTGCAGGAGTCGGCCACGGACCCAGGCTGGTTGCAGGTAAGGTAGGGGCCCCGCCGCGAATACTTCCACGCGACCCCTCCACCTTGGACTGCCCTCAGGAGTTCAATCTGGCGCTTTCCGGGCTTAGTCCGCGTCATGCGCCCGCCTCGGTGTCCAGCGCGCAGGTCAGCGCAGCGCGAACCTTCTCTGCCCGCGCTTGCGCGAGCTTCTCATTCTGCTCGTACCCCGAGACCGTCATCGCTCCGCCAGCACCCCAGAGGGTCCAACGCCAGGTGCTGGCACAGATCTCGCGCACTTCACCCATTTCCCACTCACGCCAGATGTCCATGTCCATGCTCACGGAGCTTCCTTCGAGAGCGGCGCGGCACTCGCAGGCGCATGCGGCCCGGCCGAGTCGACGACGGTGTACGGCGCTTCAGGGTCCAAGGGCGCGGTTGGGTCGTTGCATTCTTCGCACCACCCTACGTCCGTACTGATGTTGGGTGGGTTCGGACCCAGCCAGACTGCGTGTCCTTCGGGGCAGTGGACGCGGTACCGAGTCCTTTGCGCGTACGTCAACGCAGAAGGCGTCTCGGCCGGCGTCGTGCGGGACGTGGTGGCGACTTGGGGCGTCAACGGAAGGGCACGCCACCAGAGTCCACCGTTCGAAGGTATGCTTGTGTAGCCCCACGTCAGTCCGTCAGGCGCAAGAACCCACGGGAGGCTCCCCAGAACCTGGTCCGTCCGACTCCCGTATTCGGATGCGCAGCAGCCATCCGCGTCCACGTCAGGAACCGGGCGCCCTTGCCAACGTGCGAGGCATTGGAGACAGATCCCGACCGTATCGCCCACACCCCGCCAAAGCTTCACGTTGCGCACCTCGCAGACAGTGCAGAAGTACATGGCGTGTACCGTGGGCGGGAGCGTGTAGCCCAGACGCAGGGCGTACGCGTGTGCGAGCATGCGCCAGGTATCGGCCTCTGGCCACGAGCCTCGCGGAAGGCCACGGGCAGCCAGGTCGACGACGAGGTTTGCGCGGCTGTGCGCGCGGGCCGGGTTGGGCACGAGGTTCCCGTCCAGGAGGATGCTGTCCGGCTCGACATGCCCTCGAGTCTCGACGAGGAACTGCCGGAGGAACGAGTACGTGTCCATGCGCCACTGGAGGAGGTCTTGCCGGAACTGGAAGCGCTCGTTCTCGTCGGAGCGCTCGGAATGCGGTGGCATGGGCGGCAGCGGCAGCGGAAAAGACGAGGAAGTCACGGAGTCTCCTGGGAGAAGGGCTGGTCGAGAAGCTTGCGCAACCGCGAGACCAAGGCGGGTCCGTCTTCGGTTTTGGCCGAGAGTGCACGCAGCCGGTCGACGATCGTGGCTTCCCGCGCCTCAATCTCGGCAGTCAAGCGCGTAAGCGCCGAGTCGTCGCCACGGAAACGCGCAGCATGCATCAAGCGGTACAGGACATCGAGAACCTGGTCGAGCTCGCTCACGGGGCAGAACGTAGACCACGAGCGCGTCTTGAAGTGACCGAGATCCCACAACGTCGCAAGGAGATGGTCGTACATCGCACGTTGCCTCGCGAGGCACACTCGACGCTCGCCGCGGAGGACGATTCCGCTCTCGGCGTCCGAGTTGTAGGCCTCAAGCGCCTGCTTCGACAAAGGGCCGAACATGGCATTGACCACGATTCGATGCCCCACGGAAGCGTAGTCCTCGTCACGCCAGTCGACAACGAACCCGACCCACGCGTGCATCACCTCGTGCAGGAGCGCGAAGCCCTCCGTGAAACCGTGATGCGACCTGTCCCATACGACATAGCCGACACCAGCTCCACCGGTACTGGGGTCCTCGTCCGGATCGGGCCAGGGACTCGGTGTCCCAATCCGCACCGCGTCTCCATGCAGGTCCCGCTCTTCGAGTAACACATGGTCCTCAAACCATGAACCAACCATGTCTTTCAGGACCCAGACATCCAATGCTTCCGCAAGCTCGAGGACCTGACGGGTGTACACAGACACCTGCTGCGGAGCCCAGAGCCGAAGGTGGCCGTCAGCAACGGCATTGACCACGACGGGATGCCGCCTGTTCGGATTCACGGGTCGCAATCGCCACCTTCGTCGACTTCATGTCGTGGTTCTTCTGCCGTGCCTTCGTCGTCCTCGTCCGCGTAACCGTACATCCGCGCAGCGTACTGAGTCTGGAGGTTGCGCCAGAAGCCCAGGCTCATCCGCGTCTCTTTGGCCAGCAGAGCTACAAAGCTCTCTGTCAGCTGAAGGGACGGGAACTCCTCCGCGAGGAACCGCCAGGGGGACAGTGGCGGTTGTGGATCGTCGCCATCCGTGCGACGACATCCCGTACTGTCCAACATGGCTCGAATCGCCCACACTGCGCCTTCCATCGTCTCGATGTTGCGTGTGATGACCGCGTCATCCGCAGCATGCACCCGCCGACAGGTGGATGTTGGACTCCACACGCGCACGTCGGTGTCGCGCCAAGTCGCCATGTTGTATCGGAGGTCGACAGGGTACCCGAGCGCGCAGAGGACCTCCACAAAGTGGCCTTGCGAGTTGGGTTGGACGTGCATCGAGCGCGGGCGCGGAATCTCGTAGTACGGCACGGGCTGGCGGTATCGCACAGGGTCACGCACGGGGGACTTCCAATAGCGCACGTCCTCGGCGGGCGATGTTCCAAGCTGCATTCAGCTTCGCGCTGTCGGCAAACCCGCAAGAGCAGGAGTAGTGCTTGGTCGTATGCCGGCCGTGCTCGCCGAAGCCTACACGCTCGGGGGCCACTTCGACGGCCTCAAGCGCCTGCTTCACCTCGGTGTTGCCCGCAGAGATCGTCCCGCTCAGCTTCCCGAGAGAACGCAACGCCGCCTTTTCGCGCTTTGCGTCGTGCTCGGGGCCAAGCCAGGCCTTCCCACAGTCCGAGCAGATCATCGTCGTGTAGCCTGGCTCGACGACAACCACCTTGAGCCCTTCGCGAAGAGCGACGCTCTTGATCTGCTCTCGTACCGCCCCGTAGTGCCACCGCAACCACTGTGCGCGGACCGCGGCACGACGCCCCGAAGTCAACTCCGCCGTCTCGTCGAACATGTCGGACGCGAACCCCCGGAGGTCCTCGAGCACGAGAGTCCCGACGCGCCGCTGCTTCACGACCTGGACCACGCGTGCCGCGAGCTGCTGAATGGCCGTGTTCACGACCCGAGAGAGCTTGTCGCCTGGGGCAACCCCTGCCTGTTGCCGCTGGCGGTACTGCTTCCGGATGCGGTCCCATGCGCGAAGAGCAGCTTCCGGGAAGTGCACGTGGTCTCGCGACTTGAGTTTGTCCCCCGAGCTGTCGACGTAGCCGATGTTCACTTCGACGATCTGACCCAGGTCGATGCCCGCGAACCGGTCGTCCGTCACCTCTGCGACAGGACCCGTCCATGCGATCGACAACATCCACTTCTGCTTCCGTTCGTCCCACCCGAGACGCGCATCGCCCGCCTTGAGCTCGCCACGGCACAGCTTCTTGAGCAGATCGAGCTGGCTCCCGCGAAGACGGTCCGCGACCAGGCGAGGTAGCGGGTCCGCATCGACGCCCTGACCCCACAGGTTGAACGAGACCGCGAACGTCTCCGGGTCGAACGAGAGGCTGTCCGCCGTGGTCGGGATCGAAAGGCTCCGGAACACAGGAAGGCGTACCTCACCCGCCTCAACCGAAGCGAAGTCCGTCTTCGCGCGCGTGAACATGATGCCGGCCATGCCGAGCAAGACGCGCGAGCTCACACGAGGCGCACGTGTCGGCGCGTACAGCGGCCCGTGTGCAGGGCCAAACGGTTGCCACTTCCCCGAGAACACCTGGTAGCTCAACGTCCGAACGCTGACTGGCTTCCCATCATCCTTCTTCGGGATGGCGATCGCACCGCGACGCATCAAGTACATCGCCTCAAGCCCCCGATTGGCGGCATTCCGCAAGTCCTCTTCGACCGCCGCCAGCGTCTTTCGCCACGCGCGCCAAGCAGGAGAGAACCGCGGGACTCCTTCGAAATCGACGGCGAACTTGATCGCACGCGTGATCGGCATGTTGTTGAACCTCTGCCATGTGGCAGTAGCCCGACACCTGACAGCGCGTCAAGGGCTAAAAAGATGCGTTAGTCGATCATCCCAGTAGGCGCCTGCGGTGCCATGTCTGCGGGGAATCACGACGTTCAAGGACCGATCTGCGGTGCATAGGGAACCTCGAGTGCTCTGCGTGTGCCACAGCCACCCCTGCGTGTTCTTTCCGCCATGCGTGGTCCAACGAGTTCTGCGGTCTGAGTACCGACCACCGCCACGCGTGTTCATTCTGCGGCAAGGGGCTACCCGATCCTGCGGCGTCGATGGGCAAAGCACACGAACTGGCCTGCAGTACCATCCAATCACCGCCATGCTGCGACGTGCACCGAGTCGGGGTCACCTCATCCTGCGGCGGTAGGTCCACGCAATCATGCGCTGCTATGAACTTGAGGTCCGGCCTGCGACGGACGTCTGCCTCGACAAGGTACGGCTGCGCGGTCCGTGGCTCTACCAGTCTGCGGAGTACGCACCGCCGGCTCTGCCGAGTCTACCACCTGCGGAGGACACCCCTGCGAGCGAGCCGCCACGCGCTGCGGTACTGCATCGCGGTCATCTGCCACGTCCCCATTCTGCGGCACCCACAGCACATTCCAGCGCGATGCTACCGCGCGGAGTTCACCGTTCTGCGGAACCACTTCAACGTCCTGCTGAGGGCGGCTCGACCTCAGTATCAACTGATGGCCACCACGTTGCCTGCCTCTGCTGTATGCGCGGAGACCCCTGATGCGCGGACCTGTTTCAGCTCGGGTTGCAGGTACCCCGCCACTGCACGCGCGCCGCGGAGCCCGCGGACACACCCTCCCCGAAAGGAGATCGGAGCAAGCTCCGTTCGACCGTGCCGAAAGTTGAGACGAAGCTACCGTCTCGGCACATGGGGTCGCTAAGGCCATGCAGTTGGCCATCTCCACCACCCGGCGCCGCGGGTCGCTGAATGGATGGTGGAGTCAGGATGTCAAGGACGCACGGGTCGTAGCCCGCCAGATGGCAGGCGTCAAGCAACCATGAGGTCGAGGCTCCGCACCTGAAGTACGAACGACTCAAGCATCTGGTCATCGCGTCGACGCTGGCTGTTGCGCGGATGCGCCTTCAGCTCAAACACCTGGGCACCGTACACATCGAAGCGGCACTCGACCCGAGCAGCCAGCGTCGACCACTGGACGTCCAGAAGCCGACCGCCATTCTCACACGCGACATCCGACATCAGCGCGTCGCGCTCGAGCGGAGAACGACGAGACGAGGTCTGGTCGCTGACACCTCGGTGGTTGCCGAGACGCCAGATCGCGGCCCGCAACGTCTTCCACGCAGCATCCGTGCACTTCTCCTGGACAAGGCCCATGCGATGCTGCAGGAATGAGAGGGCTGACGCCGTGTCCCGACAGTCCTTGCTGCAGTACAGAGACGGCCGGCCGGTCCGATTCCGCCGGTAGCCCCCGCCGCACAGCTCGCACGTAGCATCGTTCTGGATACGCCCCACAGCAACCTCCCGAGTTCGGCTGATTGATACCCCGGGCTCTGCCACATGGCAAGAGGTTTGGTGCTACAGGGGCCCCCAACACGCTGTAGCTAGGGTAGGAAGGAGCCATGGCTGACGACATCACACAGGTCTACCTGGACGCAGCGGCGACTGCCGACACGGCCATGGCCGAAGCGTTCGGACCGCGGTGGCGGCAGTTCACCGCAGAGACGCGCCGTGAACTGACCGACGACGCCTGGCGGCAGTGGGCGACCACGGCCGGCACGAAGGCGGGTCTTGTCTCGATGGGGGCTCCCCGAAAGGATCGCCGCTCGGGGACCATGCGGCCTGGAAGCATCGAGCTTCGCTCAGCCGACATGACGGCGCTGGCCGCATCGTTCCTGCCCACAGCCCGGCGCTTCGCGCAGCAACGGACGCCCACAGAACCAGTCGATGAAGCTCTTCGCGCGGCCCTCGATCTGGATGAGGCTCCTGAATCTGACCTGGAACCGGTACCGGGCACGGCTGGCACTGACGCACTCACCCGCGCCGGATTCAGTCGAGCAGGGCCAATCGAACAGCTCCAGCTCGCGGCCCCCGAGAAGGAAGACACGCGCGCGTACGACGTGCTGCTCGCCCGGGTCACGGACACGCTGACGAATCTGGACCAAGCGCCCGACCCCAGCGAACGAGCTCGAGCTCTCCTGGTGCGGCTCCACCTCGGACAACGCGTCATCCCGAACGCGCCATCTGCCCTGTACCCACCCCGGGTGTACTCGAAGGCGAAGAAGGCGTTCTACACGCCGAGGACACGCAGTAGCGGCCGAGCACAAGAAGGTGCGTTTGACGACTTCATGCGTTACCACGCTATCGGACGAGCGCAGTCGGCCGCCCATGATGGGTGTCCCACCTGCAGTCGACTGGCTCGCTTCGTCCGCGTTCAGGGCATGACTCCTCGCGTCATGGCCCAGGTGATGTCCGACTTCATCACCCTCGTCCGCACCGGTACGGGCTAGGGCGTGGGCTCGAGCTTCGGTGGGTAGCAGTTGACCGAGCTCGACCGTTCGGCCCGCGTGAAGCAGATGAGTCCCGTTACGTCGTCGTGCCAGCGCATGAGGTCTCGCGGTGCTGGTGCTTCGTACACTGAAGTCTGCTTCGGCTGCGCGTACCCGAACCAAACAAGCCCACAGAACACGGAGACGCAGCCGGCAAGGCCGATGGCCAGCCGGACCAACCTGCGTGTTCGAGATGCAGTCAGCATCACCACTCTCCGAATGTGCGCGTCGACAGTCGCCGTATCTGCTTGGCCGAACTGGCCAGGCGGAGCTGGCGTGCAGCCGTCACCTTCTCGATAGGCACCTGCTCAGGGAAGCCGGGAAGCGCGCCGGGAGGCCAGCGAACCCAAATGTTCGGCTCTGCGCGCGCAGGATCCCCGACGGCATGTACGACGCCATGGACTTGAATCGAGTCGACGTAGACAAGATCACCGACCACGTACGCAGCCGCAGACAGCTGCCCAAAGGCCGAACCGACGGGGTGACACGTTGCCCAGAACTCCCTAAGCACCTTGAACCCGCCGAGCAGGGTGCCCTGGGCAGACACGTTTGCCGTCTGCGCGTACAGAGCGAATGGAGGGAGCTGCCGTGTGCGTACCTCTTCTTCCATCCACGTGAAGGCGTCCTTCCCCTCACCGTCACCACCGAGGTCGTTGTCGAAGAAGACCGCCCACAGGTCCAGCGTCTGCTGTAGGAACAGCGTCTTGAACTCGGTGACGTTCTTCGCCCACACGACGGCGTACGGCTCCGGACCGATGCGCGCTTCGATGTACACCTTCCAGGTGTACGTGTTCGGGTCGCGCACGTCGTCGAGCCACAGGATGGTCCTCATCGCGGCGGCCGACGCGACTTCATCTGATGCAGACGCGGACCCGGGAGACGCTCGAGCGCCGTGAAGTGCGCAGGAAACGGACCCCGCAGCCAGTCCTCGCGATGTTCGACTGCCAGCTTGGTCGCCAGTACCTCCTCCTCGGCCGGGACAGTCGCGTCCCAGACGCACACTTCGCGGTTGTCCGCGTCCACGAGGATGTGCCCGAGGCCCTTACGGGCTGCTTGATTCCGGTGGTAGATACGGTACGGCTTCCCGGAGGAACCTCCATACGCCACCAGCGACTGCGCAGCTTGCCAGGAGCGCCACTGCGTCTGGGAGCAGAACGTGCGGAGAACTTCGCTCGCCCGTTCGTTGCACGGTTCCGGCGCAGGGCAACCCCGCTCGGGCTGCCGAACCGTAACCGCAGCTTGCGTCGTCTCGGGGACCTTCTCTGGTACGGGCACGCCGACCTTGAGCTCGATGCCCTCAGGGAGGCGAAGTGCGGTCCAGACTTCTGCGGTGCCGTATGCAGCCTCAACCAGGAGCGGGCTGACCTCGGCCACGCTCTGGGGAAGCGCGATCTTGGTGATGCCCACACCCGTCGGCGTCGCGATGTCGGTCAGCCAGTCGCGCTTGTGACAGAGCGCGAGGAAGGCTTCGAGGATGCGCGTCTCCCCGGGTGAGGGCTTCTCGATCTCCAGCAACGTCCCCTGACCAGACGCATCCAGGGGAACCAGACGGATGTCTCCGCGGTGGGTCGGTACGAACCAGATCAAGCCCATGCGGCCTCCTCGACATCGCGGACGAACCAGCCGTTCTCGCGAAGTGCATGCAGCAACTCGGCCGTGGTGCAGGACATGACGAATCCCGGAGTGACTCCGAGACACTGCCGCGTCAGCTGCTTGAGGTTCGAACCACGCCGAACCGTCCCACTACGGTGTGTAGCGCTGCACATCACAGCTCTCCTGCGTCGAGCGTGACCGGAGGAAGGCCTCCCCCTCGAGGAGCAAGCGGTTCGATCCGCGGCGGCCGGGGGTACGTACTGCCGCTGTCAACACCTTCGGCAGGGTCGAGGTCGAGGTCGAGGTCGAGGTCGAGGTCGCGGTCGCGGCCACGCCGGTTCTCGGTGCGTCGCGTGAAGATGTCCAGCATCGTGTCGACGCGCGCCAGCAACTCGGCGTTGAAGTTGGCCATCTGCACGCGCGGACGGCCAATCACCATCCCTTCGAGGGCCATGTCTTGCGCAGCGTCTTCACTGGGACCCTGGAGCGCGTTTCGCAGCATCTGATACGAACTCGTCCGGCTCTGGACAGCCTGGAGGAGACGCGTCGTGTCTGCGGGCCCAGCTGCCTTCAGCATCCGGCGGATGTCCTTCCGGTACTCACGGTCGGCCCCTTCCAACAGCTTCGCAAGTACCCCGTCGAAGGGGCGATCTTCCATTGGACCCACGCAAGCTCCCTGGCTATGATGCTCTGGCGTAACGCGTGTCTCTGACAGGCGGCAAGGAGCACTATGAGCTTTTCTGTGGACCCCGAGCTGATCGCCAAGTATCTCAAGATCTGGGCCTTGGCCGAGCTCGGGGCGGGCGGCGAGCGTGAAACGGCCAGGAAGCGCATGGCCGAGATGGCGCAGAAGTACCCTGGCATCCATGTACTTGCCGAAAGCGCGCGTAGCTACACCACAGGCTCACCGCTGCCAGGCAACGCACCCGCTGATATCTGGGAGATGCTCCGTACCGCAGCGTCCGCAGCATGGGAGCTTTACGGATCGATGGCCGACCTGCGGGCAGGGGAGCACGCCGCGCGCCGAGCGCGACCGTTCGTAGACGAGGACGTCACGGAGTCGGGAAAGCCGCGAGTTCGCATCGGCTTCGAGTTCGGGGCGCTCACGCAAGCAGAGCTGCGTGAACTGGACGATGCAGGGCGGGAGGGCTTTCGGCGAACAGCACACGACCTGCTCGAAGAGGCGCTTGACTCGTTCTGTAGCCTCCTGGACCGGATGGACGAAGATGCCGACGACGAAGTCGAGCTCTAGTCCTTCGCGACTGGGTACATACCGAGGCGGTGGTCTGCAATCGTCGTGAGCGCAACCCGTACAGTCGCACCGTTCGACGACAACCTCGAGCACTTCCAGGCCCGAGTGCGGAGCCGGACACCTTCTACGCGGCGGTAGGTCGTTGTCGCCGAGAGAACGCGAACAAGCCCAGCGGGAGTAACGCGGACTTGCCCAACCTCGACGCGACAATAGCTCATCCGTACAGCCGGACAGCTCGGACCGCGTGACCCCACTGGGCTTCCTGCCCCAGACCGAGCTGGTGGTAGACGACGCCACCCTTGCGCTGCGACGCTTCGCGAACCTGCATTGTGCGAGCATCGACGACCGTCACCAAGCGTCGATGACCGGAGGACTTGGTGGGTCCATCTGACACGATCTTGCCATCCACGAGGTTCGACCAGCTCTGCACAGAGTAGACCCCAGGCTCCTCCAGGTCAGCCCACTCGCCGAGGTTCGCTGCAACAAGCCCTTCCTGCCCCGACCACGGACGCTCCTTCCCCCGACCGACCTGCAGGTCGAGCCAGAGACCAGGCACTGCGCGAGCTTCAGGGAGCGCCGCGAAGATGCACCAGCCCTCGAGGACCGTGCAGTTCGTGCTCGCGGGCCTGCCTGCCGGAGCGACCGCCGACGCCAAGGCCTTGGGCATGCCGGGCAGGAACTCGGGGACCTGGGGATTGGCCAGCGAGTAGCCCCAGCCCCAGAAACGGTTGAAGGCCTTCTCGATCTTGCCCGGAAGCGGCAGACGGGTTGTCACTCTGGCCCCCGATTGACGTAGACGAGGGATGCGGCCACGTCAGCACCTCCAGTCGAGACCTGCCCAACCAACCCGAGGTTTGCCCCGGGGAATGCTGTTGACACGGATGCAGGTTGGATGGGATTCCGCTGCCCTTCCCGTCCGACGTTGAGGACCAACCGATCCCCGGGGCCCACCACCATCGCCGTCGCAGCTGTCAGCGCTTCGGGGTAGTCCACACCGCCGGCAGATGGTGAAGTGAGAGTGATGGTTGAAGGCTCGCTTGCTGTGCACACAGTCCCGTTGCCGGCCGTCCCTGCGACAGCGCGCCACATCTGAACGACACCGATCAGCCCGACAACAAGCTGCGCACCTTGGAACACCGCATTCACGGGGTTGGTCGTGTCGTTGACCGCCTTCATGATGTTCTCGGCATACGCGGTAGCGTCATTCGCCGTGATGGATCCGTCAGGCAGCGTCCGTGCACTATCGGCGTTGACCCCACCGACGAAGTTCCCCAGCGCCACGTAAGTAGGCGCGGTTGTGGCAAGACCGAGACCTGCCGGCTTGCCTGGAGCAAGCGCACTCGTGTTCCCGTTCGCGCCCCGTCGGAGGACGCTGTCGCCGCCGATGCACGTGATGAGCGGTCCAACCACCGAAGCCGAGCGCACCGACGCAGGGCTCCAGGAGCAGTCGTTGATTGCAGCTGCGATCTCCGCAGCTTGCGCATTGAGGCCCGCAAGCGACTGGAAGGTCAACGACCCGGGTACACGTGCGCCTGCGACACACGTGAGGACGGTACCTGCATCTGGCGGGCCCTTCCGCAAGATCAACGTGATTGTTGCGCCTACGGGGAACGGCGCATTCACGACCTCGATTGTCCCTTCGGAACGGATGTCGACGCTAAACGTGTTCGAACCCGCAACGTAGGGGCCTCCGACTGCAGTGAGGACGCTCGCACCCAGTGTCACGGTGTCTCCGACGTACGGCGCCAGGTTGGACCCGTCGACTACGGTCAGAGTCACTGCGGCACGCAACGACACGACAGGAGCGAATGCGAGCCAGAGGTTGTCCGAGTCACTCGGGTTGTAGACCTGTACCTCGGTCGTGTTCGCGAACAGCCCAGGTGCGATGTCTGTCGGTGTCGCCGAATTGAGCGTGACCGAGAACCCATGGGCAGGCAGCGGAGAGACAGGGGAGACGAAGAACACGAGTCACCTACGTATCGAGGCGAACAACCGACCAGCCCGGGACGGGATGGTCTGGTTCGACCGTGGCAGTCAAGATGACCTGACACGGTGCGTCGAGAAGCGCCTGCATGGTGGCTTCGAGCGTATCACCACTCCACCCGCGATCGGGGTTCGTGATTACACACGGAGTGCTACTTGACGCTGCGACGTACGACGCCACAGCCGCAAGAAGCTGCATCCCCTTCGCGCCGGACAGGGTAGTCACGAGGACTCCGTCTTCGACGAACCCGATGCGGCCTGTCGCCAGGTCCACTTCGCACACCGTCGCACCCGGCAGGAAGCTGGACACCCGGTCCTCGAAGTCAGCCTTCGCTTCCTTGAGTTGCTTGGTGCCGACTCGCTTGAACGTGCTCGCCAAGCGATTCAGGTTGTCGCTCCGTGCGCGGAGCTGCTCGATGTCGATGACAGAAGCTTCGCGGTTACGCCACGCGAGGCGAGCTGCGTCATCCGATGCGACCTGGGCGCGGATGGCGTTGAGACGATCGCGCTTCTCGCTGGCGCTGCCCGAGAGCGGATCTGCGATGCGCAGCTTACCCAGCCGACTCTGGTGCTCTTGGTACTGCGCCTGCAGCGCCACACCCGTCGCCTCGAGCTCCTTGCGTCGCGCAACAACCGCACGCTGCATCGAGAGCGCATCGCGGTTCGCGATGATCTCCTCTGCCTGCACGGTGATGTCGCTCTCAGTCCCCTTGCCGCACAGCATGCAGCTTTCGACACCGAACTCCTTCGCGTGGGTGACGAACAGCTGGTAGAGCACATCGAGCTTGCGCGCGAGCTCGACCGTCTCAGGGCTGACTGCAGCATCACCCAACGTCTCGAGCTCGACCGTGAGTTCCGCGTACGCCGTCTCCATGACGCCGAACTTCGCCATCTCGATCTCGTACTGCGCCTGCGAGATCGTACCGGGCTGGGGGCCAGACGATGTCAGCTCCCGTACGAGCTGACCTTGCTCCTCGAGCAGAGACTCCCGCCGGTCGTCCAGCAGAGGGGTGGGTACCCCTGCCATCATGGTGTCGACCGTGCTCTCCTTGGCCTCAGCCTGGCTCTTGAGCGCAGACGCTTCGGTCGAAGCAGCCTTACCCAGTGCGAGCAGGTCCGTTGAACGATGCCGCTTGGCGAAGGCAGCAGCGTCTTCCCGCGCAGCCGGCGGAAGAAGCTCGGCCATGGCCTCTGGCGTGAGCTGGGGCGAAGCGAGCGACTCCAACCAGGTCCGTAGCGTCTCGGGCGACCCCCGCAGCTTCTCGAGAACCGTCTGCACAGGGAACGCCAGAGCCATTGCAGGCGGTGCCGGCTTCTTGAAGCTCTTGCCTGAACGCTCGATGGACCAGGAGAAGACTGTCGTGTCCGCAGCCGAGAAGAGCTGCAGGTCGTCTTCGGCCAACTCGATCTCGGCCTCCCACGGACCATCCGGAGGGAACAGCCGCGCGATGTCCGTGTGGCGCGCGACAGTGTCACGCTCTTCCACGTCCTGCACGAAGCCACACGCAGCAAGCTGGATCGACTGAACAATCGTCGACTTGCCCGTGTGGTTGCGCCCGACAATGAGCGTCCGCTGCGTCAGCGGAACGTCACATCCCCGCTTGAGGGTCGACTTGACCCGCTTCACGTACTTCATCCTTGGCCCCTTCCCCTTCGGCAGATGCCGAGTTGCCCTTGCCCTTCTTGCCCTTCTTGCCCTTGCCCTCGCCCTGGTTCTTCTCGACCTTTGCGCAGAGAGAACGCAGGAACTTGCGCGTCTCCACGCTCTGCGGAATCGTGTCACCCGAGAGCCACCGGTAGACCGAACGTTCGCTCGCGCGGCCAGCCAGAAGCCCCGCAACTGCTTGTGGGGTTCCGTGAGCCTCGATGAGCTTCTTCAACATGTCCTGTACGGCGGCGTCACCATTGTCGTGGGTCAAGCGCTCTCCTGCACTTTGATGTTCCAAGCGCCCATGCCCTTCGCCCCGAACCCCACAACAGCCTGAAACTGGTCTCCGCGCCTGACGACTGCAGCACGCCGTTGCTGGAGGACTTCGAGCCCCAACAGCACGCCATGCCGGTCAACAGGCCAGTCCGGGTACACGAAGGCCCCGAACGTAGGCTCGCGCGTCTCGTAGCTCCGCCCATTGACGGTCGACCAGACCCACGATTCCAGCGAACCAGCTTGTACGAACGTCTCGCGGAACCAGTCCTTCGACGTGACCAAGTCAGGCTCCGAACCGACGCGCCCAAGCCACAGGCGCGTCGTTTCTTGGAGCTCCAGGTCGATGTCGACTGGTAGCATCCCTTCGGCTACCACTACGAGAACCTTCATGCCAGCGGGCTAACGCAAGCTCCGCCATCTGTCAATCAAAAGCCGAAGATGAGATCGACCGTGTACGGCGGATGCTCTCCCTGAATCGCCCGTCGCTCATCTCGCTGGGCCACCTGTTCGGGCTCCCAGTAGTCGAGCATGTTCTCGCTTGCAGTACCCCACACGAGATTCTCGGGGACATTGTTGGCGCTATTGCCGTCCAGATGCCGCACCAATACGCACTCGTCGGGGCATGGACCCCACCACGCTTCGCACACCAGGCGGTGGACGTAGAGGTTCGCGTAGGTACCGCCACGACTCCCCCGGAGGTTCCCGTTGGGGCCGTACAGCCGGACACGCCGATGTCCCGTTCGTGCGTGCGTCGTCTCGGTCAGCACACGACCTTCGCGGTACACGTGGCCGTCGGAACCCACCATGTACTGCGGAAATCCGGGGCACGTCCGGTATACGACGGTCAGACTTCCTTCCACGTCCGCCCCACACTCGCGCTCGCGGTGATGACGACCCCAGGCAGCGAGGGGTGCGTCTGGTTCATGCACTCTTCTAGCAGACGGGACACTCGGTCAGGGATGGAACCCGGGACGACGATCATCTTCTTCTTCGTCTTGCCTGTACGTTCATCCTTCACTTCGACCTCGCGGCAACCATCTGCCGGACACTCGATGACGATGGAGTCATGGCATTGGTTGATGATGCCCGTGTGCGGACCCCACTTGTTCAACGGGATCTCCTCGTGCAGCGCGATGATCGCCTTGTTCATCAGACCCGCCGCTGAGCTTTGGATCGGGTAGTTCACGATTTCGTTGGTTCCACCCATCTTGTCGTCGACCGACTGTGCCGTGTCGAGGAAGTAGCGCTTCCGCCCCGTGACGTACTCTGCGACGAAGCCGTGCTTCTTGAAGTGGTTGATCTCCTTGTCCCAACCACTCTTGAACTCTGGCGCGCCGCGAAGCCAGTTCTGGTGCATCTCCCGGATCTTCCGCAGGCCCATGAGCGCGAACGGAAGCTCCGTTGTCCCGTCCTTCCGCTCGTTCCCGTGCTCGTCTCGCGCAGGAACCTCTGTCTTGCGGATGAGCATGGCGACAGTCTCGACCATCGCCTTGTATTGGCTCGCGTACTGCACCATCTTGCTGAGCGTACGCATCTTGTACGCGTCGCCCTCCTTCATGGCGAACTTCCCGGCCGCGTCGTACGCCGCGCCTACCAAGATGCCGTCACGTTCGAACGCCCGCGGATCGATGCCCGCTGCAAGGCAGAAAGCCTCCCCGAACACCGCGAACGCGGTCATGGAGTGCGGGTCTTTGCCTTGTTCGAAGGCGCGCAGGTACAGCTTCACGCCCCAGCGTGCAGCTGCGATCCGAAGCTCGAGCTGGTCCATGTCCGCGCCAACGAGGACGTGCCCAGGAGCGGCTGTGACCATGGTACGCAGAGCAGATGGGAAGTTCATGCTGTTGATGGGCTTAGAACTAGACAAGCGCCCCGTTACTGCGACCGAAGCCGAGTAGCCGGGGTACATGCGGCCCGTGTACGGATCAACGATGCCGGTACGTTCGAGCCCGTACCGCTTCCGCATTTCCGCTGCCGCACGGCCATCCTCACCCCAGTCCTCGTCGTCCCACCCGAGATCCCCTTCTACCGCCACGGTCGAAGGGCGAAGCTTGACAATGTAGGTCCCGAGGACCTTCTGCAGCCGCCGGTACCGACGAACCAGTGAGATGATGTCGCGGTGGTCGTCGCGCACAGTCGGGTCTGTGAGGAGAGACCGAAGCACGAGGTCGGATGTAGACGGGTCGTCATTGCTCGTCAGACGCTCTTCGTCCGTCAGCGCTGGCGTGAGCTGCCATTCATCGAAGAACAGGTCTCGCAGCTGGTAGATGCTGCCCGGGTTGAACTCGGGGCGCCCCAACTTCGCGCGCAGCTCGGACAGCACGCGGTTGCGTCGGTGGAGCGCATCGATCTCGATCGACTGCCGCTCGGCCTGGTCGACGTACATGCCGACCGTGTGCATGTCGACGCACACGGCCTGAACCTTGAGGTCACCGAAGTAGACCGAGAGCTGGTCCTTCTTCTCGGCTTGCTCGACCAACGCCTGAAGCACGCGCGCGTTGAGCGCAACGTCCATCGCGTTGTACAGTGCGAGTTCTTCGTCCGTCTCGCTATCCGTCGAGAGCTTGTTCCCGTCGCGGTCTGTCTTCCATGCCGGCGCGATCGTGAACATCGACACGACGTACGCCAAGCTGTGCGGCATCTCCGACTCGACCACACGGTGGAGGAGGATGGTGTCGATGATGTTCTGGCAGTTGGCGCCCCACTGCGTCCGAAGAACAGTCTTGTCGTACGAACCGAAGTTGTGGCCTGCGATGGGTGCGTCAGGGTCCGCGAGCCACCGACACAGGATCTGGATGATCTCGGCTTCCTGCTCGGGCGGGTAGAAGCGCGTGTGCCCATCCTTGCTTAGAACCGAGACCACGAGCACTTCATTCTCGGTGCCGAGGCCGATGCACCGGATCTTTGCCGTCAGGGGCTCAATACCGTCCGTTTCGATGTCGGCTGTGAGGATCTGGCCCTTGTGCCGATCGATGAAGTGCTGCAGCTGCTCGGGGCTCGGCTGCCAGTACACGACCGGGGGCGACCACGAGATCTCCCCCCGGAACCACTGGCCCGCCTTGGTCACGTCTGCATGAAAGACGTGGAACCACTTCGGGTAACGCAGGCAGAACGCTGGATGGACTGTCGGTAGAACCTTGCGCTTCGGCGTCAACGGTGTCGGCTCGAGTTCCGTGAGCGAACCGCGAACAGCTCCGATTGCCGCCTTGTTGCCCGTCACTGCCATCGTTGCGGTCTTCCCGAGCGTCAGGAAGTTCTCGAACGCGGCAATCTCCCGGTCGAACCGCGGCTTGCAGCAGTCGATCGGGGACATGATGTACTCGGGCGGTGGCGGGAGAGGAAGGCCCGCCTTGTGCGCTTCCTTCACCGCCTTCTTGTGGGCGTCTGCCCGACTCGTATTCTCGTGCTTGATCCGCTGTAGGAGGTCGCGCAGCTCGTTCTTCGGCGGACGGCAAAGCAGCACGTTTGTAACCAAGGCTTGCTGCCGCGGGAAACCCGCACGGTGCAACGCCTTGTCTAGCTCCTCCCCGCTGCGCCCGACGAACGGTCTGCCTGTGCGCTCTTCGGCGTCACCCGGCGCTTCGCCGACGATGCAGATGGCGCTGCGTGCGCGCAGCGTGTCCTGAGTGACTGCGTAGCCCATCTCAGGTGGAACCACGCGTGAACCTGCCAGGGGGCACTGGTCACACAGCGCACCGCGAGCTCGAGGGTCGTACGCCACGGTCTAGGTCTGCGACGAGGCCGCAGAAGGCTTCTCGAGCGCCATGAGCAGGGTCAGCATGCGCGCGCGCTGCCCAGGCAGCTGGGCCAAGGCGCTGGCCCGCGCATCAGGCTCGAGCGAAGGGTCGAGAAGCATCTGCAGCACGAACACCATCTGCATCATCTCGGGCACAGTGATGAAGTTCATCGAGCACCCGGCAAGACGATGCGACTCGCCTGCTGAACACGAGGGGGTTCGTAGGGCTTCGCAGCACGAAGCTCTGCCATGAGGCTCACGAGTGCCTTCAGGTGCACCATGGACAGGTTCGCGATCTGCACGTCGTCGAGATCCGGCGCAGCACGAACAGACATGGACTCCATGCCCGTACGCTCGATGTCCCGATGGTCGATCATGGTCTGGTCGATGAGGTTGGCTGCGAGCTCGCTGACCTCGGCCAAGCGCCCGAGCGTGTGCAGCAACCGCGCCATGATGGGCAGCGGCAGTTGCGTACGGACGAGCATCGGGTCGGGCAGGTCCGGCGCGTTGAGGAGCTGCACGATCGATGCTGCCGTTCCATGCAGCTCCTCGATCGAGAGGTATCCGAACTCCCCGAGATTCCGTTGGGGCTTCATGTTCACCTCGAATGGGACAGAGGGTCGTGTGGGCGCCGCGTCACACCGCGCTCACCGAGATCACGAAGGTACGCCCACACAGCCTTCCGGTCCTGCGTGAGCAACTCGGACAAGGGCGCGAAGAAGTGCCGCAGCACTCCCGTCGGGTAGCGCTCCCCCTCCAACGAAGCGAAGTAGATGCTGGGCGCGCCTACATTGGAGGCAGCAGCATCGCGCCACGGCGGCTTCATCAGGTCCAGGTTGACGGCCCCGACCTCGCCGAAGACCCAGAACTTCGACCCGCGCGGGGTCAGCATCGAGATCCCGACACAGCCAGCACGTGTCTCGTCGTACGGGTAGACGAAGTGCGAGCCCAGCCACACGAGGCCGGAGTCGTAGCCGGGTACGCTCACGTATCGCGAGTCGCCATGCGCGCTGCCTGACAGAGGGGCGTCGTTGCAGTGGAGAAGGGGCGAACTGTCCTTGTACGCCAGGCGCATGTCCGAGTACACGACCATCATAGTGATCTCCCTGAATGAAGCTCCTTCGCGGAGTCGAACCGCGACCTGCACCGGCAGGAGCAAGGACCGCAACGCGACGCTGATGGCGACCCAAAGGCACCCCCAACGACCGCGTTGCGATCGGACGCGAGCGATCAGCCCGTGGCACCCTTGAGCAGCTTGCCCATGATGCCCGAACCCACCGCACCGGTGCTCGTGCCGAGCCCGTTGGGCTTCGCGCCACCACCGAGACCCGAGGCCGCACCCGCGAGTCCGCCCGTCGCGGTGCCCCCACCGAGGGTCTGCGCAGAACCCGTCACGGTGCCGCTGTTGGCCTTCGCGCCGAGACCGCCCTTGTTGCCGAGGCCGCCCTTGTTGCCGAGGGCCGAGCCTGCGGGAGGCGTCTCGCTCTCGGCCGCCGCCGCAGCGTTGGCCGTCGCAGCCGCCTGGAGCTCGAAGTCCTGCTTGGCCTTCGCCCAGTCGACCGGCGTGTAGAACTTGAGGTCGTCGTAGGCGTCGTCGCTCTTGCGGTTCGTCCAGCTCCAGTGCGCGATGCGCGGGTTGTCGTCCGTCGGGTGCAGCAGCTCCGGCGTCACGTTGATGTCCCCGGCCGCATCGAGGTCCTCGGGCTCGTAGCCGACGGACTCGAGCAGGGTACGCTGGTACTTGGCCTGCTTCGCGGCGTTCTCCGGGTTGACCATCGCGATGCCCGTCCACTTCCGCACGTCGGTGAACTCGCCCTCGGTGACCTTCACCACGAGCACGACACGCGACAGGTTGGAGGCCTTCACGTAGGATTCCACGATCGGTCCCCGGTAGAACCCGTCGGGGAGGAAGCTGTTGCCGTCTGCGGGGTTCGCCGGCTTCACGCCGCTCACGTTGACCTGGTAGGACCAGTCACGGATGTTCTCGTCGCTCATGGTTGTCCGTTCCTCACACTTTGGGTTTCGCCGCATGCGCGGCATGCTGCACTTTCATGCAACGCCAATCAGGCCCGCTGACTGGATGGGTGGCTACACCTTCGCCGTAGCGAGAGAAGCTCCACGCTTCGGGGTGTAGAAGGTCGACTGGAACCGCGCCATGTCCTTGCGGATCGTCGCGCGGTCGAGGCCGTCACGAACACTCCACACAGCGTGGGCGCGGCCGTACTCGTTGGCCAGGTTGGCGTAGATGCTCTCCGCTTCCGCGACCCAGGCCTTGTCCGGACACTGGAGGAGGTGTTGCGCAATCGCTTCGACCTCCTCTTCCTGCCCCTCGATGAGCCGGGGCAGGAATCGCCCGCGTGCGCGGATGAGCTCCCCCAGGTTCATCGGGATGGGGTCGCACTGCTGCGCCACGTTCAAGCGATCGCCGGTGACCCACTTCGGATCGGGGTTGCATCGGTAGGCGACAGGCCATGGCTTTCGCGCAGGCTCGTGAACACCACGAAGCACCATGTCGCACAGCCCCGGAACCTGCTCCTTCAGTTTGCCCGAGAGCATCGGACCGCCGATAGTCGAGACACCCGTCTTCTCGTTGTACGTAGGCCCTGCTTCCCAGCAGTTGATGGCGACCGTCACCCCCGCGAAGCGAGCAGCATTGCGGAAGTCGAGCACGATCGCGCGCAGCTTGGACCAGAAGTCCTTCTGCGGCGTCTTCGCCGCTTCGAGGTTGGCCATCGTGATCTCGGCCATGACCGAGAAGTCGTCGACCACGACCTCCGTGTGCGTCTGTTTCGCAGCCAAGAGGCGGATACGCGCAGTCGCCTGCTCGACAGTCCCAATCTCCTCCTGGTCCGGCTGATAGCCGCAGGTCTCGACGATGGCGTCCAACGCCCCCGGCCCCGCCAGATACAGCGCTCGAGGGAACGAGAACCCCATGTCGACGGTCTTGCCCAGCTTGGGCACGGCATACGTCAGCACTACGGGCGGCCCGTACCGATCATCACTGCCCATGTCTTCCCCTGCGTACGCGTCCTTCGTAAGGTGAGGCGCGCGCACTGTCAAGTGTCAGGTCTTACGCGCACGCGTACGCTTGGACTTCGGGGCATCCTCACGAACTTCCCAGTCGTCGATGTCCATCGTGATGCGCGCACCTTTGCCATTGAGGCACTTGTCCGCGAACGGGCACACGCCATAGCGCGTGAAGCACGTGAGCTCGTTCAGCGCCGAGGGCCACTGGTCGAACGGGCGATGCTGGTTCTGCTCGATCACGGCCTCGGCATCGAGCACGTACTGCTCGATCAGCTGCTCGACCCTTCGCGATCGGGGCAGATCGAACCGCTCGAACTTGGTCGTGCCCGACGCTCCGTGCTGGACGAGGTTCACGCGGAACCCAGCAAGGTTCGAGCCGTACTTCTGCCGTGCCAGGTACAGGTACAGCCAGAGTTGTCCGTGGAGCGAGTAGAACACTCGATGGGCCTTGGTGATACGCGAAGTGCTCTTGTGGTCGATTACAAAGATTCGACCGGCACGATCGCGCACTGCGAGGTCCAAGCGCCCTGTGACGAGGTAGCGGCCCTGAACTGTCGCCTCGATCACGTCCTCGACCATGAGGATCTCGAACTCGTTCACCTCGACTTCCGGCTGGTATGCGGCGAGGTATGCGACATACGCCTCCGCGCACAAGGCCAGATGCGGCTGAAGCCGCGGGTCATGCTCGCAGACAAGGCGCATGGCCTCGTCGGCCGAGTAGTACGCCGCCATGTCCTCGCCCTGCTGGTACGCACGCAGCCGCGCGTAGTGGTGCGCCAGCGCGACGTGGATGAGGATGCCGCGTGCGAGAGGTGGTGTCATGTCGGACACGGCATGCGGGTCGAGGTAGGTCCAAGCATACTTCTGGGGGCACTGGAGCGCGAGGCCCAGTCGGTGGAACCCTCGCTTGGACGGGCCCGAGTTCAGCAAGATCGGCATCAGGGCGTCCTCGGAAGAGACAGCAGCCACCGAGTCACTTCGGTGGCCTTGGCGCTTCCTTGATGCCTGTCGGGATGGCACAGGGCCAAGAGCGCACGAACTCGCGCGGGGGACAGACCTGGTCCCGACGGCGCTGCAGGTTGGGCCTGGGCATGCGCCAGCGCCGAGAGTTGCTTGTCCAGCTCGCTGATGCGTGTGAGCGCAAGGTCTAGCGCCTCGTCTGTCGTATGGAGCTCGATGCCGTGTGTCTTCTTCCAGCATGGTGGGCACAGACGCCGGTACGACGCAGGCGTCGGGAACATGCGTGAGCACACCTCACAGGCCTGCCAGACCAGGGCGCTACTCATCCGGTGGAACCTCGGACAAGCGCAGACCCCCTGGGCCCTTCACCCGCATGTCCTCGACGCGAGCTTCTTGCTCCGCATCCCATGCCGCCAAGGCCCCCATCGGGTCCCCATGGCAGGCTTCGGTGAGCCGCCGCGCAACAGCCCACGGCGAATGCGCTACCGCGACAGACAGATGCCCGAAGAACACAGTCGTATGCCTGGGAGCCACTCGAAGGTTCAGCGCCGCAGGCTTGTCCGTGAACACTCCGACGACCTGCGGGAGTGCGATTCCGATAGCTACCAAGATGACGGGGTTGGTCGGGTCAGCGCCCCTGAACCGAGCCCAGATGTTCGGAATAGCGTAGTAGGCCGTGCTGACGTGCAGCACCATGCGCCGAATCTCGGGCTCGAACGCGTTCAAGGCGAGAGGGTAGGTCGTAGTCTCTTTCGACCAGTAGTCGAACAGCTCGAGCGCATCGCCACTCTGCCCGAGAACGAAGTCGTCTGTCTCGCGAAGGATGCGCATGCGATTAGAAGTCCCAGTCAATTTGGTCAAGTACGGATTGGGCGAACGCTTCGTCACTCATGCTCGGGTCGATGCCCGCCAAGCTCACGCTGGCCCCGGCCAGCTCGCGATCTTGGGCAATCTGCTCTACAGCAGGTAGCTTGTTGAGCAAGATACCCGCAATCTGCTCGTCAATCGTGTGCTCAGCGATGACGTAGTAGATGACCACGGGCCGCTTGGTCGACATCCGGAAGAACCGTCCTTCCCACTGGCGAATTTCGCCCGGCGTGTACGGGAGCTGGATGAAGAACGCAGCGTCCGTGTCGTCCAGGTTGAGAGACTCACCGAAGCTCTGTCCAGTCGCAACGAGGACGCACGGACCCGGGTGCGACATGTACTCCTGCACGACCAGGTCGCGCGCTTCGATCGACATGTCGCCATGGGCAACCCAGACCTTCGGCTTCTCCGCGAGGCGCCCGTAGCGATGCTTCTGGATGCGGCTGCCGATGTCATCACAATCCCGCTTGCGCGCCGTGAAGATGACGCACTTGTGCCCTGCCTGGACGTGAGGCTCAAGGAGCGAGATGACCGCACCCCGCTTACGCGACGATGCGATGATGCGTTCGACCTCAAGACGAGAGAGACCTCCCTCCTTCCGCGCCCGTTTGAGATCAGTAGCCAGCCCGGGCAGCTCCGAAATCTGGTCGTCGGGGCTGACGTAGACAGACTGCCGCCGCTTGAGATGCAGCATGTGCGCTTGGGCTTCATGCGTTGGAACTACGAACGTGACGCGCTCGAGCCGTTGCTGCAGCTCCTCGATGTTCGACTCGCCCGTAACGTCCATCCCACCCCACTTCCCAGGCTTGGCGTCACAGTAGCGGTAGTGGAAAGCAGACGTTGAGCCCCAACAGTTGGGCTCAATGGACGACAGCTGGCCGGCAAGGTCCGCGATGCGGTTGAACACAGGCGTCGCGGTCATGCCGAGACGGCGCGATGCCCTCCGTCCCAACCGGCGGACGGCTGTCGCGCGCGAGTCGACAGGCAGGAACATCTTGCGCGATACCAGACCGGTCTCGGGGTCGGGGTCCTCTCGAATGAACCCATCTTTCTCGTCAGCTTCTTCGCGCTCTGCTTTCCGTTGAGCACGAGCCTTGGCTGCGTCTGGAGGCAACGGAGGAAGAAGCACGCAGTCGAAGTTCTTGCCGTTCTTGCCTAGATGCTCCTCGTCCGAGATGAGCACGCGGATGTCCAGAGCCGCGAGTTCATCGTAGTGGTCGAGGATCGCTTCCCACCCTACGACGAACCACGGACGGTAGCCTTCTGCGGCGCTGTCCAGGAGGTAGTCGTCAAGCGTCTGTTCGACAAGGCGCGAGTCGGCGCCAAAGCGCTCCTTCAACGCAGCCCAATCCCGGGCGACCTGGCTCATGTCTCGAAGGATGGGCATCCGCGTACGGACGAACTCACGCCAGGTCACCCCGGCAACAGACTCCTCCTTCCGAATGCTCGACTTCGCGCGAAACACGAACGCTTTCGAAGTTGTGAACCGCTCAATCTCGCGGGCAACCTGCAGGCGCGCGGCCGATCGGGTGACAAGCAAGATGGGCCCTGGCGTCGCTGTCGCTGCGACGATGCCCATCCACGTCTTGCCCCCACCTGTACCTACCCAGAAGTGCCCCGACCCGTTCCAGTAGACCGCAACACCCTTCCTCTGGTGAGGCGCCGGGAACGCGTCGATGAACTCGGGGCGCACCTCACCTGCAGCATGCAGTTGTGCGGCTACATCCTCCCACGAGGGCACCGGAGCAAGCTTCTCGACCCACATGGACTGCTGGAGCTGAATCCCGAACTGCTCGACGGTCTTCGCGAAGACATCGAGTGCGTTCTGCGGTACCAACCACATCTCGTCACGGTCGCACTTCACACCCGGCACGAGCTTCATCGTGCGGGCGAACTGGTCGTACCGTGAGTCGAACACGTTCAGGCGAACGCGTACCCACGGGCCGTATGGTTGGAAGCGACGACTCACGTCAGTTCACAGGCAGCGTCAGATCCACATCCGGCGGACTGGCCTCACTGCGCAAGGCGACTGCGACAGTGGCGACCGGGGTCTCGCACACGCAGCACAGAAGCTCGAGCACACCCGTCGTCTTGCGGAACACAGCGAAGGTTGGTGCTCCCGTGTGGCACCGACTCGACAGCACGACACTCAGGCCAGGGCATGTGGGGTCTGAGCAGCACGTTTCCATTGCTGCGAGGTCTTCGCGAAAGATCGGCACAGGCAGCTCCTACAGCGCTCAGAAGCTCTAACGTGGGCCTGTGCCAGATGTCAACGCGCTACGCGTGCGCACGAGCGCGGGTCAGAAGCCCTTGACGCTGTGGATGATCAGGCCCGTGTCGGGGTCGATGCCATTCTTGGGGTGCCAGCCGCCAGGCGAGTTGTAGAAGAAGACGGCTTCTGCGAGCTGCGTGATGGCCCCGGCGTCTGCTGTCTTGCTCTCGGCCACGTACGAGCGCCCGCGACGGCTGACCTTGATTGCAATGGCGCCCTTCGTCGGCGTCACCACGTCCACCCGCTGGGCCTCGTGCTCGAAGCCTGGCGCGATGAGCGTCGTGCCCTTGAGCGTCACACCCTCATCGTAGCCTTCGTACTCGCCCATCCCCGTGAACTCTTCGGTCAGGGCCTTGCGCAGGCGGGTGCGGATGGCAGACGCAGACGTACCGCCCTTCGCGCCCTTCCCCTTCCCCTTCCCCTTTGCTGGCTTCGCTCGATCCCACTCGACCACTTCGAAGCCAGAAGGTAGGGTGACTACGCGAGAAGTAGCCTTGCCCTTACTTGCCGCCTTCGCCCGCGGGGCGTCCGCGGCGAGTCGGGGACCAGAGCGTACGGTGCCGGTTGCGATCGCGCGGGCCATCGCACCCGTCGGCTTGGTCTCCTTGACACCCGGAACGTCGAACCACAACGGCCCGTACTTCGCTCGCATCGCCAGACGCCAGGCCTTCACCACCTGAGCCGCATTCTTTCGAGCATACCGCATCGGGACCTCCGTACACCGAGCGTAGCCTGTGCCCCTTCTTCGCCCAAGAGTACAGACCCGACACGGTGTGCTACGTATCTGACTTCACCGCGACATAGCCAAGGTAGAACGGCCACACCAGCCCGGCGCCGATGGCTCGGGGAATGCTGTTCCCGCGGTTCACGGCCAGCGCGACCGTCCCGCCAATGGCCGCGACGACGGCAACGCGCCAGACGAGCTGCAACCCCGAGCGGAAGGACTCATCTTCGGACACAGGCTCGACCTCGTAGACGTCCTCCGTGTTCGGGTACGCGTACATGCCGGGGTACTCCCAGGGGTTGCCGTACTGGTCGATCATCGGACCCTCCGAAGCTGCGCGATGGTGGGAACAGCCGCTGCATACTTCGCGATCTGCTCACGATGCTGACGGTAGGCCGTCCAGATGTCCCGGTTGCGCTCGTCTTCGACCGGCCAGAACTTCGCGAGCTTCCGGAGCATCGTAGGGTACTGCGAACGCCACTTCTGCCCGCCGAAGCCTCCCGCCATGTAGCGAACAGCCAGAAGCGCATGTGCACGGTCATGTACCGGCCATTCGGCCCCGCCAGACAGCGTCCGGCGCTTTGGTGCTGTCGCTGCCGTCGCCGTGGGCTTCGCCTTCCTCGGTCGGCGCGCAGGTTCCGGCGCACGGTTCTTGCGCGCAGCCGAGCCTACTGGAATCGTCACCAGCCACACGACGCCTCCGTGACCTCGCGGAGCGGTGCGCTTGACTGCTTTCGCTGTCCAGTGCTCGACACGAACAGCGTCTGCCAGCTCGGTGTCTCCGAGGGCCGTCATGTACTGGACAAGCGCAGAGAACAGAACACGCAGCGCGTCCTGGGCACGGGCAGGTGCGATCAGCAGACTAGGGCCGAAAGCCCCTGGGCCTTCGATCCACACCCGCACCAACTCATCCATCCGCTGCGTGATGATCGACAGCTGGATGGTCGGCCCCACGTCAGGCCGCAGGACCCGGGTGTGGTATCTCTCGGTCGCGTCTTGCGGCTGCAAGATCAGAGGCCGTTCAGGTGGTTCGGGCGTATCGACCCCGTTCTTGGCTGCGTACGTGCCCGGGAAGCCACCAACCCCGTACGGGTAGATGTGCGGGGTGTACGGGCCTGCATTCGTGATCAGCGCACTCGGAACGAATCGCGACGTTGGGCTGCTCTCGCCATCAGGGTTCGGAACGAACGCGTCGTACGCATACTGCGGGTAGGCCGTCCAGTTCACGAACGCGCCGTTGGGCTTTGCGACCTGGCACTGAATGCCGCCGACGCGAACCAGGATGTCCCGGGCACGTGCAGCCAGAGCAGGATCTCGCTGCGGTTGCGCCAAGTCTGTCGGGACACCCGCAGCCTCGAACGCCTGCAGGACAGCGGCAGCCGTAGCTGACGTAAGGCCCATGCGGCCCAAAGCATCAGCTGGCGTCACACCAGAACGTGCTGCTTCAGGGCAGAAGCCGCCCCATCCGCCCACCGCGCGTGAGATCTTCCGTCCTTGGGCCTTGTGGGGCGCACTCGCATCCCGCGGACGTCGAGTGCCCTGCCCAGACACCGGCACCATCCCGGCTGCTGATGGGGGCTGAGGTAGGAGTCGGCCTTGACCAACAGCAGCCTTGTACGCAAGAAGCTCCCCGACAGTGTCGAACGTGACGCCATCGAACCGCATAGCCATGTTCGGACGAGCACGAGTACGCCGACGCGAACGCCGCCGACCGTTGGTCTTCGCGACGAGTGCGCCAAGCGCGTTCTGGAACTCACCCATGGTGCGGAAGCCCATTCCTGCTCCTGTACCCTACAGTAGGCCGGGGGCTGAACGGCGGCGAGCCTCCGAACGCGGACGCGGTGCTACACCGACGGCGTGATCTTGAGGTAAGCCGCTTCAAGCAGGTCCCACAGTACCGCGTGCGGACCCTGCTCAGTGTCCCCGGGCTTGAGCAGATCGAACATCAAGCGTTCGCGCCGGTACAGCGCCGCGAATTTCGTACCCGGAGATGCAAGAACGTTCGCGAGACGATCCGCTGTCTTCACAACAACGGCCAGCGGATTGTCCGCAATCGCGCGGAAGTATGCAGCGTTGGTGTCAGCACGTGACCCCGGAGGACGAGTGAGCACGGCTACAGCGTTAGCTACTCGGATGCTGGTGTTGGCTTGAACATCCGCGAGAGTGACGCTTCCGTCAGTAACATCCTCAAGCACGTCGTGCAGATACGCTACAGCCAACACAGACGCAGGCGCATGCTGATGATGCGCATGCTGCACAAGGGCAACAACCGCTTCGACATGCGCCGTGAAGTACGGCTTCCCTTGGTACTTTTGCCCTGCGTGGACTCGAACCGCTGTTGCGCGCGCCCACTCGACGGTTGAGCTACGCACGCGCAGTCAGGCCGCAGACGAGGCACAGCGCCCGGGCTGTGAAGTCCTCGGGGTCCGCGAGAGGCGTGAATGCCTTGCCGCACCCACCAGGGCACTGAAGAACAGGCTCCGCAGACTTAGGCGCAGCTTCCATGTCTTCGACATGCCCGCAATGGGAGCACACCAGGAACCGGATGCGGGTCGCACCATGCTGGGCACAGTCCACTCGCGGGAACGTGACTGGCGGTTGTGGCCTGGCGCGTTCGAACGAGCCCAGGGCGTTACCGCGAGCGATGTGGCGAGACAGCGCCTCGCGATCTTGCGGAGACTCGATGCCCTTGCCGAAGAGGACAACACCTTCCCAGGTGTTTGACCGCTCGAGCTCGGTACACTTGGAAGCCACCGCATCGTCAGGGCACCACCCAACGTACCCAAGTTGGCCAAGCGCCCCAGAGAACGCGACCACGTACACATGCCCTGACCGGTGACGCACAGGCTACCCCCTCGACGGGAGGTAGCATGCCACTTGGCTAAGAGCCACGGAGGACAGCAACAAGCGTCGGCGGAAGAGCCCACACGTTCGGGCTGCCCTTGATCTTGATCGGAGTCACAGGGCGTGGGTCCGCCAAGATCCAGGCGTATCCGTCGCCCGCAGAGATCACCTCGGCCAGCAACACCGTCCCGATGATCGCACCCGTGCGAATGGGCCGATCACTGCGGTCAGATGCGAAGCTCGCAGTTGCAACGGGCTCTCGGCCTGCACCTCCCGGCTTGAGCCCGGTACGCAGCGGTTGAGGCGACAACGCCTGGAGCTGCGCACCCCAGTCTTCAGGTAGCCGCGACCCTGCGTGAATCGCCAGACGCTGGCCTACCAAGGAAGGGTCTGGCGCCCACGAACGCATCTCGTTCGCCTTGCCCAACCAGATGACCGCGTGCGCCCAATGAGGGAGCAAGGTCACAGCGAACTGGGGCGGCGGTGCGGCACCTCGCGCAGATTCGGCTAGCGCAACGCGATGCCGGAAGAGCGTCTGCTCTTCAGGGGACGCGTCCAGGCCAGGCCCGCTACCGTAGCGCCGGGCCAACTGCCGCTCTTCCCGAATCCGCAAGGTCTCGGCTTGCTGTGTCTCCCCACGCTTACGCCGAAGCGACTTCGCGAGCCTGTCCCGGGCGGAGTCGTCGGGGAACTGGTCGTGCTTGCTCACAGCCGGCTTGAATACCTGGAACGGTACCGCCCCCGGAACGCCAGCAGATCCCGGGGCGCCCGAGACCGGAACACCCGAAGCAGCAGTCGGCACTTCAGGCTCGTCCAAGCGCCAGCGCGTACCGCCCAGATGAACCCACACAGGAGCATTCGCCGGACCGTAGAGTGCTTCCCACTCGAGCCGATTGAGCCACCGTCGACGGCCTGCATCCCACGCCCACAAGAGCGCATCCATCTTCGTCAGCACAGGCACTTGAATCCGCTTCTTCTTGCCCGGCTGTTCGAGGTCGTCCACCTCAATCGAGCGCTTCTTCCCCGTGACGACTTCGCGCAGTTGAAGGCGCGAGTCAGCATGGAATGCCCCACGCCCTTCCGGTTCAGGGATGCCTTCGAACTTCCGGCGAGCTCGACGAATCATCGGGACCACCAGCGCCACGCAAGGAAGAGGAGCAACCCACCCGCACCCGCACCCGCAACAGCACCCAAGGCCATCTGCGTCGTAGTCATCGCAGGAAAGAACGCGATCGGGCTCGAAAACCCATCGACGTGGATGTGCGGGGGCACACCTTCAGGGATGACCTGCTGCGCTCCAGCAGCCAGCGACGCTACCTTCAACTTGGTCTGTTGTGCATCCGTCAGACCCGACACGCGGAAGTCGAGCCCATCCCCCCGCATGTGCCGCGACATGTAGACGCCGCGGTTCACCTGGTCTTGGAGCGCACGCTTGAACCCGTCGAGGCTGCCTCCGTACTCATTCACCATGCGAGTGATCTCGGCGTCGTTCGAGTACGTCGAGTAGAGCTCGTTCACGCCTCCCATCTGGAACTTGGTGAGCATGGCGGAAGCCTGGTCCGCAACCGTGCGCACACCCGAAGTCACGACCAGATCGAAGTCGAGTCGTGGGCGGAGAGCGCCGAGGTAGTTGATCATGGCCTGGTTGAGCACTACACCAGGCTTCATGAAGACGCCAGACACAGGCGTTGGTACTGTGCCTTGGAGGTAGACGCTCATCCGTTCACCTTTCGTTGATGGAATAGCCTGTCCGGCGAGTACGCCCAGGCTACGAGTGCCAGATGGCGCCGCGTCGGCTGGCCGGCCTTGTAGAGCTCTTCCTCACGAACATCACGCTGCGCAAGATGACGGGCAAGGAACGCGTCGCGCTTGCGGTGCCACGCAGGGTCCATCCGCTCACTCTGGCCTCCCGCAGCGTGGTACGCAGCCAGAAAACCGCGCTTCGACCGTGCGACGGCTGAAACACCCTGTGCCGCCATGACGGGTCCCCACGGGGCAATGACCTCGAAGGGCAGCCAGGGGTAGCGCTGCGGGCTCGCCTTGGCCTTCTCCTTCTCCTTGAACCGGTCAGGTACCCAGTCTGTACGTACAGGGTCGAAGAAGTCACGCGGGTCGCGCATCAAGCTCTCGGCTGCATGCGGCCACAAAGGCACCGCGAAGTCGTTGTAGATACGGACATACAGCTGCTTGGGATCTTCCCCGACGCGGGGTTGGCCCTCGATCTGCCCCGCGCAACAGAAAGACCCACCCCGCGAGTCGCGCCAGACCCAATGGCTTCCGTGCACGAACAAGCGTTCAGCGCGGGCTCGCGCAGAGGCGAGAGGTTCACGGGGTGAGGTCACCCAGGTGAAGGCTGTGCTCGCCTCCTGGATGTGTGGGGGCGCCCACGGCCACAAGACCGTGAAGGTTCCATCGAGACGCAACATCCCGAAACACAGGTTTGGCTCTGCTCCCGCCCAAGGCACGGGCATGACGGCGAGGCGCAGGACCTCGGCCATCACAGGCGCGTCTGGCGAACCCCAGAGCCACAGAGTCCCGGGGCCGAAGAGGTCGTTGGCGCTGTCCCACGCAACCTGCCCCGCGGGGGGAAGCTCGAGGGGGGAACGCTCGCCGGGCAGGTGCACCTTCACCGGCCTACTCCGTTCGGGTTCGCGCCGACAACCTGGCCAAGGAGGTAGCGCGCAGTGTCGCGTTCGTTGGCCAACCCCATCAAGTAGTCGTCCAACCCGAGCGACCGCGAGGAGCCCGCCTGCTGCTCGGCATCCCAGGCAGCACGAACAGCCCGTTGGAGATGCTCTTCGAGACGCATGAGCGCAGCTACAGGTTCACCGCCTTGCACCCGTTCGAGCAACGTCGTCGCTTGCTGCTGGATGAGCACAGGGTTGATCGAGGCGGCACCGAAGTACGCGACCAGGCGCTCTCCGAGCTGATCGATCTGCTCGTTGATGTTCGGACCACCCTTCTTCCCCTCGTACAACCGCTGAAGCAGGAGATGCTGGCCATAGAAGTTCGGGCCTTGCGTTGTCCAATGCGTTGTCCAGTACAGCCACTGGAGCGCACGGAGGTGAGCGAGGACTGAAACGAGCAGGGGGTAGGATGCCGTCGAGGGGTTCGCTCGTGCTCGGCTTGGGCGTCGCCACTTCGCCGGGCGAAGCAAACCCTTCTCCTTCTTCTCGCGCGTGAGCATGGGTACGTCGCGACGAGCTCCCATCGTGATGTCTTCGGCCGCCTGAGCAACGTCAGTCACCTCTTCGATCGCATCAAGGTACAGGCGCATGCGCTCGGGCGTGATGGACGCAGGGTCTACCCGCAGCTCGGCCAGAGGAATGCGGTACTTCGCGGCCCACCGAGCGAGAGTCAGCGGATGAAGAACACCCCCTGCCCGAGCCCAGAAAGCTCGAGCCTCCGGCGATAGACTCGAACTCGGGTAGATCGGGGACTGAAGCATCGTCGCTGCGGCATCGTAGACCAGCGGACCGTACCCGCGGACAGCTGCACCAGCTTCGACCTGCAGACTCCCGCGAGCGCCGTACAGCGTCACACCCCCAACAGCTTGGGCGTTCCCGTCAACGATGATGACACCGAAGCCCCCGCGGAGCGGGACGACAACAGCCTCGAAATCTGCTTCGGGTTGGCGTAGCGGGTTCGCGCGAGCCAGCGGGACGAGGGCATGTGTACGACGCCGCGGCATCAGCGCGCAGTCCCCAAAGCGCGGGAGGCGATGAACGCCAGGCCCACGCCAGCCAGGAACCCACCCACGTACGGAAGGCCTTGCTCGATCGGAGATGCCGCCGGCCCTTGTTGCGCCTCGAGGAGCATCTGGCTCACGTACGCAGGGTTCGGTACGAACACTCCAGGAGCAACTTCGATGTGGCTGGCTGCATTCCGCCGAGCACAAGTAGAGCAGGCCATCAGTTCCTCACCTTGCGCGCACGACGCGAGTTGGGCTTCGCGCGGCGCAGCTGGATGTGCGGTGCCGCATCTGCGTCGGAAAGAGTCTCACGCTCTCCGCGGGCCAGGCGCTTCAGGTCGAGCGCTGAAATTCGCCACTCAGCCCCATCCGGGCGAATGACTACGATCTCAGATGGCTCGACGCCCTCGCGTACGACCTGCTCGTGTGCGCTGCGCAGTGCCTGGGTGTAGACGATGCGGTAGACCGCAACACGCCGAGCTCGCGTCTCGTTGTGCGAAGGCCGAGGCTTCCGGACAACCTCGTGCGTCTGGTAGATGTCAGCCGGGTAGTGCGCACCAGCCACACGAACCCCGGGTGCATCCGACACGGTGTTACGCAGAGCGAAGTCCTCCGAGTCATGGCGACGGTACTTCTTCTGGCGCAGACGGCGTGCATCCGCATCTCGGGCTTCTTGCAGTGCTGCGTTCCAGCACTCGGGGTCAGCGCAGAGGTTGAGGGTCTGCCCCCAAGTCACCGCGTGCGTGTCCGGGTACACACCCCCGCAGAACCGGCATTGCCCCCGAAATGCCCCGTTATGCACGGCTTGCCCTCGGAAGTGCTCCATCATGCGCATGGCCGCGGCGAGTTGGTTCTCTGCGCTGGCTTCGAGGCCAGACGCACGCAAGGTCTTGCCCACCGACGCATCGAACTGCGCGTTGAACGTCGTAATGGGCTCGTCCCATGCGATCTGGCCGCGAGACTGCAGCAAGCGGCGAACATCGTTGCGCATCTGTGTGTACTCGACCAACCCCCTGTTCGCCCGGGCTTCACCCATCCCGAACGCAGCCTTCCCTGTCCGCGCAACACCTTCGAGGATCATCTGGTTGCGCGTGATGGTCCCGTGACGGAACATGTGAAGGAGCGCCTTGCTCTTGCCTTCACGCCGTGCGATGTCGCGCGCCTCCAGCAAGGCCTGTTGCTCCGCATCACTCAAGCGCTCGAACTCGTCGAAGGCCGTCGGCGCACCCTCGAGAAA